CAGCTGATTGAGCGCGGGTCTTTCCCGCCACCAGAAGAGCGCATGATCAGTATCCACCAGATTGCTGCATGGTTTGGTGTTTCAAAGAATACGATCTACCAATGGATTCGGGATGGGAAGTTCCCAAAACCTGTTTGCCTCGGTAACGAGGGTGACCCTTTCGGCACCAGAAGATGGTATTTCAACGAGGTTCGCGAATGGTTGCATGGTCGACCGCGCGGTGTGGGAGGAAAGAGTGCGAGAAAAGAAAGAGCAAAGCAATGAAACAGAGTACCTTGATCCTTGGACCGCCCGGCTGCGGCAAAACCCACAGCCTGATTGAGATCATCCGCGAGGCGCTGTCCCGTGGAGTGGCCCCTTACGAGATCGGATTCCTGTCATTCACCAAAAAAGCCGTCAACGAAGCTGCTTCTCGCGCTGGATCAGAGTTTGGTTTCGGCACAAGGGACATGCCTTTCTTCAAAACCCTGCATGCCCTCGGCTTCTCCCTGCTGGGTATGAAGCGCGACGATGTCATGACCACCGCCGACTGGAAAGCCTTTGGCAAGGAGCTCGGCATGGTGGTCGAGGGCGACAACCCGAAGCGCGACGATGTCAGCGCAGCGATGAGCATGGGCAGCGGGTCGGGCGACGCCTACCTACGCCTGATCCAACGGGCCACGATGCGCTGTATCAGTGTCGAGCAGGAGTACCGCGAGGCCGCCAACTACGACCTGCATTGGCCGTTGGTCAAAAAGGTTCAGTCTCTTCTGGACGTCTATCGGCACCAGCTCAACAAGGTGACCTTCGTTGACATGCTCAAGATGTTTGTTGACTTCGGCGAGGCGCCTCGCCTGCGCCTGTTGATCATCGACGAAGCACAAGATCTTGTACCACTGCAGTGGCTGATGGTGCGTAAGCTGATGGAGAACGCCGAGGAGGTTTACTTCGCCGGCGACGACGATCAGGCGATCCACCGGTGGGCCGGGGTTGAGGTTCAACAGTTCTTAGATTGCAGCCCGAACGTCCGCATCTTGGAGCAAAGCTACCGCCTGCCCGCCAGCGTCTTCGACCTTTCACAGCGGGTGGTGTCGCGCATTCGACAGCGCATGCCCAAGGTCTACCGTCCAACGGAGCGACAAGGGTCGGTGAGGTTTGAGCCGGGCCAAGACTACCTCAACCTGACAGAAGGCTCTTGGACGTTGATGACACGCGCCAACTACATGGCCGTGCAATGGGGCGATCGACTGCGGGAAGACGGCTACCTGTTCACTTTGAACGGCCAACGCAGCCTGCGGCAGGGCCTGACTGACCCACTGGCAACGTGGCGTGAACTGGTCGACGGCGGCGAGGTGTACCCCGGAGAGCTGGCCAAGATGTACCAGCAGCTTGATCCTAAGGCCTTGAACCGAGGCGCCAAGAAACTGCTTGATGCGGCGGACCCCCACCGGCCCTATGGTTTGGGAGAGCTGCACCAAAACTTTGGCCTGAAAGCTGACGGCTCCGCTGACCCACTGCGTGTTATCAAGATGAACGACAAGGAGCGCACCTACATCCGAGCGCTGGAGCGCCGGGGCGAGGACGTGACCCAAGAACCGAGGATCAAGGTCGGAACAATCCACAGCAACAAAGGCGGGGAAGACGACAATGTGGCCGTGGACCTTGGAACGACGCGCGCGGCCATGGAATCAGCGCACCCGGATGACGAACATCGGGTCTTTTATGTTGGTTTCACCCGTGCTAAGAACAATCTACATGTGATACAGAGCAATAAACGGAGCCGGTACGATGTCTGATTTCGCCTTCCAAGACGACAGGCTGTGGGATTGGGCCGTCGGCCTTGCCAGCCACGCCTCGATCTTGAGCAAAGATCCGAGTACCAAGGTCGGAGCTGCGATCTTTGACGATAAGCGGCGTGTGATCAGCATGGGTTACAATGGTTTTCCGCGCGGCGTCGACGACAGCCACGACCGTCTGCACGACCGTGACACGAAGCTCAAGCTGACTCTGCATGCCGAGCAGAACGCTCTGGCCTTTGCCACCGCGCCGTTGGAGGGGTCGACACTGTTCTGCACCCACCCCTGCTGCACCAAGTGTGCGGCGCAGGCGATCCAGATGGGGGTCAAGCATGTCTGCTGGCCGACGCCGAGTCCCGCCTTTGTGGAACGCTGGGCGAATGATATGACACTGTCGATGGAGATGTTCATTGAAGCAGGAGTGCACGTTCATGTCGGATAAACCAACCCGCCAGCAGATGCTGGAGACCGCCACCAACCTGACGTGCGGGGATCGCAATGAGAGCTACGGTCCGCCATTCGACAACCTCTCGGATTGCGCGGCGCTTTGGACTTCCTACCTGAAAACGAAGTATCGCAACACGAGCCTTGCACCTCGGCCTTGGCAGCGCCTGTTTGAGCTGGACGCCGAAGACGTCGCTTGGATGATGAGCCTTGTGAAGATGACGCGATCATTCCAAAAGGGCTACCATCCTGACAACTACGTCGACAGCGCCGCGTACAGCGCGATTGCGGGAGAGTGTCGAGAACAGCTTGAGGCAGGTGAAGAATGAAAGATCGCTGGGATACAGGCACCGATGACTTTCTGCTGAAGATGGACATCAACAACATCGAAACCGAGTGGTCGGCACCCACCGAGTTCCCCGATCTGACCAAGCACAAGACGATCGCTATCGACCTCGAGACACGGGACAACGGCATCGGCGCCGGCAAAGGGCCGGGCTGGGCCACGAACGACGGCTATGTCGTCGGCATCGCTGTAGCTGCGGGCGACTTCCACGGTTACTTCCCGATCCGCCACGCCAACGGTCCGAACCTCGACGTCAACATGACGCTGGCGTGGTTGCAGGAGCAGATGGACACTCCGCATATCACCAAGGTTTGCCACAACGCGCCGTACGATATCGGTTGGATGCTGGCCGAGGGGATCAAGGTCCAAGGTCCGATAATCGACACCTTGATCGCCGCGCCTCTGGTGGACGAGAACCGCTTTAGCTACCGCCTTGACCTGCTGGGCAAGGATTACATTGGCATGCGCAAGGACGAGAAGATTCTCAAGGCGGCTGCTGCTGAGTGGGGTATTGACCCCAAAGCTGAGATGTGGAAACTGCCTGCGCGTTTTGTTGGCGGCTACGGCGAACAGGACGCCGTCATGACGCTCAAGCTGTGGGACCACCTGAAGGGCGAGATTGAGAAGCAAGACCTGTGGTCCGTGTTTGATCTTGAGTCCCGTGTTTTGCCAGCTGTGATCGACATGCGGGCGACGGGGGTGCCAGTTGATCTGGACCGGGCCGAGCAGTCCCGGAAGACCCTGCGTGACCGCAAGAAAGAACTGCTGTCATTCGTCAAAAACAAGACGGGTGTTGAGGTCGAGGTTTGGGCGGCCGATAGCATTAAGAAGGTGTTTGAAGAACAGGGGATGCCCTATCCTCGGACCGAGGCCGGAGCGCCGTCGTTCACCAAGGATTTCCTCAAGGACCACCCGAACGAGATCGCGCAGACGATCAACAAGATCCGTGAGGCCGACAAGGCTGACAGCACGTTCATTGACAGCATCCTGAAGTTCGAGCACAACGGTCGAATCCATTGCGAGATGCACCAGCTGCGGAGCGATGACGGGGGTACAGTTACTGGAAGGTTCTGTGTTGCGGCCGACACGTTAATTGAAACACAGCGCGGTCCGGTTCCGATTGTTGACATCAAGCCAAGGGAAGACTTTGCAGTAACCCACCTTGGGCGGCTGCAGCCGATCCGCCACCTGATCTATAAGGGTCAGGAAAAAATGGTTGCGCTTCGGGTATCTTCTGGTAAGGTTGTTAAATGTACCCGAAACCACCGTGTTCTGACAGCAGGTGGTTGGAAGAGGGTTGGAGAGCTAACCATCGGACAGGAGATAAGCGGTGTCGATATCGAAAAAGGACTTGGCGAACGAGGAACTGTGTCAACAGGTGGTGGAGTTGTATCGTTCGGAGCAGAAACCGACGCTAAAAGAGGTTGCGGAACAGCTCCCGGTTACGTTCCACACGGCACAGGAAATGGTGAAACAAGCTTTGTCGGCGGAGGAGTTGCGGGAAGAGAAAGCGCTACGATACTCTCGTTCAAAGGTCGGAGACAAAAACCCGATGACCGGGAAAACCGGGGACAAGCATCACTTATACAGGGGTCGCTTGTTTTGCGATCCGGAAGGGTATGTGTTGGTTCTGAAGCCGGAGTGGTATACGGGACGTCCGGGGTCGAAACACGTCTACGAACACAGCGTGGTAATGGCTCAAATGCTTGGGTTGACGGAGGTTCCAGCCAACATGATGGTGCACCACATAGACGAGGACCGCACCAACAACAGTCCGGAGAACTTGGCACTTGTTACAGCGGCAGCGCACCGCACACTACACGCACGGTCACCGTTGAGGAAATTAAGCCTCTGGGAGTTGCACAGGTCTGGGACATCGAAGTCGAAACCGACCACAGCTACATTGCCCACGGACTAATTCACCACAACTCTTCGTCAAATCCGAATCTTCAGCAAATTCCAGCGCGCGATCCGGAGATCAAGCAGTTGATCCGTGGCATCTTTGTGCCGGAAGAAGGGCAGAAGTGGGGCAGCTTTGACTACGCCTCGCAGGAACCGCGGCTGCTCACACACTTCGCCGCAAGCATGCCGCCTCGGATGCGTGGTGATATGGTCGACAAGATTGTGGCAGAGTTCCACGAAGGTAACGCCGACCTGCACCAGATGGTTGCTGACATGGCAGGTATCAGCCGCAAGCAGGCGAAGACAGTCAATCTTGGCATCATGTACGGCATGGGGAAAGCCAAGCTGGCGAACCAGCTGGGTATCTCACAGGATGAGGCCAAGCATCTGCTGGACCTGCACGAGGAGAAGGTTCCGTTTGTTCGCACGCTGGCCAATGTCGCCAGTCAAAGGGCCGAGCAGCAAGGTCAGATCCGCACGGTCATGGGTCGCCTGTGCCGCTTTGATATGTGGGAGCCGCGCAGCTTTGGCTACAACAAGCCTCTGAGATACGAAGAGGCTGTTAAAGAATACGGGACCGTGGGGCAGGGCATCCGCCGGGCGTTTACGTACAAGGCGCTGAACAGGTTGATCCAAGGTTCGGCGGCCGACCAGACGAAGCTCGCGTTTGCCCAGTGCTACGAGGCTGGCCACAAACCCATGCTGCAGGTGCACGACGAATTATGTTTTTCGATAAGCAGCGACGAGCAGGCAGCTGAAATTACCGAAATTATGGAAAACGGCCTAGACCTGAAGGTTCCTAGCAAGGTTGACGTCGCCCTCGAAAAAGACTGGGGCGACGTCGAGTGATCACTCGTCGCGGGTGCGGTTAAGAAGTTCCATGTTCCGCATGCGGTCCATCAGGTTCCCGCCAAGTAGTTC